TGTGTTAATAACAGGATTTTTGCTACATAGCGGCGGTCGCCCCATAAAGGGAGGACTAAAAAACGTCCGCTATGGAAGTTTGTAGATCTTAACCCTTTTACAGGTCTCACCCCCCCCAATCACATAAGGATTATGTGACTGCCTACTTTCATTTGAGCCTAAGCTCGTTTGATAGTAAGGAAGCAAATCATCACCTATCGGACAGGGCGACCTTGACTCCTTTGGTACCTTTTGAAGGGTAAAAAAGAAGTGGCCGTCCCATCCGCGTAGGATAGATTCCTTGCTGGATACGGGAGTGTAATTTGAGCAGACTATATGTCCGTCACCAAAACCATCAGGTCCGAAGATCTGAGAGTGAGGGGGCAAATATGACATAAGAAGTTCAAATAAATCAGAATTACACACATTGATCTCACTACGACTAAAGTGGTTTAACAGACCAACAATAGAAGCAGAAGTGAAAGTGGTTTTCTGATAGAAAGGGCGAATCAACGATCCGCAATAAAAATCCCCACCGCAACTTTCACGGAATGGACCATCATTGTAGCTTTTATCGTTATTCACGATAAACCCACAATGAGCCAAAATGTCAACACAGCCAGAATACTGGTCATGCGGTACGATTATATCATCACCGTACACTGTGACATCGGGAACATTACCGGATACTTTCGCAGCAGCCCAACAGAGTGAATAGAATATGAGAGTCTCGAGTTCAAAGGTGAAGCCGTTTCCCATTGAGGAAAACTTCTCCAACTCAAAAACTTTCCGTTCTCTTTCATACTCAACTGTTGAAGTGCGCCAGTTGCATAGTAACTCACCCCAATCACTTGGGAGGAGGTCTAACACCAACAGGTATGCAATCATATCTGACGCTGAGCTCAGGTCGATCGTACCATAGTAACCGGTTAAAGAGCCGGTACGTGCACGTTCGATATTTGAGGGTTGACCATTTTTAATGTCAACACCAAAAATCCTGAGGCGGTCCCGTATATAAGTTCCGATTCCCTTTTGTACGAAAGTATTAAGGATCGGTTCTACAATCGTAGGCCGCATTGTTTCAGCGTTCTTCGGAACGAAGGACAACCTGCCATAGCCAACTCTGCATTTCCCCTTATGGGCATATGCATAGCCAGGTACACAGGGCCATAACTCTTGCAATGAAGTTATGGCGTCCTTGCTACAAACGGGCACGGCATCTAATTTGTGCCGTGCTGTTGTTTTTTCCATGACAGTAGTGCTAGAACCTGGACCAAAAGAAAGCTTCAGGTCGGCAAGAGACGGACACTGTCCTAGAATAGTGGCGATTTTTCTACGAGCAACAAACATTGTTGCTTCGCAGCCGGAGTTTAAAAGTCCGGACCACCATTCATTTCGAATAGTGTCATTCATCTTGCGACATGAAATTTCTGAAGACAGGAACTTCACATACCCTTCTTTCTCTGTGTCAATGCCCACTTTGATACTGTCGTTCTTTTTATAAAGCGACAAGATCTGACGGACACTAGCAATTGAGAGAACTGTAAAGCATGGATCAGAATAATCGATCGAATACTTTATCAGACCAACGTAGTCATGATTAATGATGAGTGTTCTTAACTCATCCTCCTTATGACCACAGGTCGGTAGAAGAGAGGTAGCGACTCTATCTAAAAAGCTTAGATTTGACTCACCATCTCGCCGGTCGTAAAAACGAGGAGCAGACCCTAAGGGTAACGCTTTTCCATTTTTCATGTTAAAAACCATATATTAAGTGGAGGTAAACAATTATAAAAATATAACTGTTAGTAAGGTGGCGCTAAATTAACGACAGTATCAGCAATTTGTTGATTCTTAAGTGCTTCTATGAAGTAATTTAGTAAAGCTGTTCTTTCAGGGGTTGTAGAACGAGAAGGCAGAAAGAAAGTACAATCTGCCTTTAACGTAAAAGCAACCTTTGGAGCAGCAGTATAGCCATCCGCGTTACTCGGGCCGGCTGATTCCATAACAGGAACAGTCCAAATAACACGAGTCTTACTCAAGCCAGAACCTTTATCCGGACTAAAAGTGATAACAATCATATCCTCGCCTATTACGGCTTTGGCTGATGACTGTTCACGATAAGATGCGGAGGGAACTGATTGAATAGGAGTAAGTGTTAAAGGATCTAATCCCGTACTGGGTTTATCCGGTGTGAGAACAATGGTAGCAATTTGCATATGGAAATGTCCTAAAAATTTAGGAAAAAAGAAAAATCAAGTTGTTAACCTTGATCACGTCAAACTTTTTGTGTTAGCACATAATAACGCTATAGCATTCATGCAATGGTGCCGGTTCATAATTGAACCAATTGGCTTTATTACAGGGGACTGTAGCGTAAGATCTGTTAACAAAGAGCGGCCATATACAACTTCGGATGACGACGCAGGACCCGTTATAAC